TTAGCATTGTAATAAACAAATACTGCCGAGCTTAAAAGCAACTGTTGGAAATAATCGACATAAGATTCGGGAATCCAGTTAGTATTTGCAAGTTGCTTGTATACACCTTGAATATTATAAGGTGTTTTGATCCCAACGCCATAAGTCCAGGCCTCCGCCATATTAGTTTGAGCATATATGCCTTTGTAATATTCCTCTTTAGTTGTAGTCATTGCAACCTTACTAACCGCATTAAATGAATACCCCTCAATAACGCCATACCTATTTTTGAATAGTATAGTTGTCGTGCCGTATTTATTAGGACAATCAAACTTGACGCTTATGGTTTCCGATCCAGTTGAGTAATTGAATACGATATTGATATCATTACCCCAAGTCCCCCCAGCCGTTATGAGTTGTTTTAGCTCAACCGCTTGGATGTAAGTGCTTGAATTGGTAACCGCAGTCGGAGTGATGGTGCTTGTGCCACAAACAATGCTTGTTATTTTAGTCGCATCATACCAGATATAATCGTATTGCGTTTCTGTGGTAAGGTATACTGTTGTTCTGTCAGTTAAAACTCGTTTAGTGGTCGCCTGGTTAAACCCTTCAAGTGTATATTCGTATCCTTTAGTGGCTAAAATGACATTGCTTGTTACTGGAGACGATGAACCACCGCCCCAAAATCCGTTTACCTTAACCGCACAATAAACTGCACCGCTTCCAATAGTTGATGTGGATGCTCCAATGGTTAAAAAGTTATCTGATATATATTGAGTTACAATTTTAGAAATATCAATCCAACTTCTATTACCAGCGTATGTATCTGGAAGCCTATTGATTTCCGCTATTGGTGAAGCTGGTATTGTGGTTGTCCCACTCCAAACATAGATTTTATACTGATAAATGAAATTAGGTTGAGCGTAGTCGGTGTCATACGCTTGATATAGCATTGATGACAATGCTCCTTTTATGCTTGTAGGTTGTACTGTTAAGCTTATAGCCATTTTATAATATTTTATTTAAATTATCTGCAACATCTTGCTCAATTGCCTCTTTTAATTTATTGGCAAATCTATCCTCTGTTATGTCAACACTCATATCAATAAATGGATAAGCTTCAATACCAAAAAATTTGATTTTTCGATTCATACAAAAAGCCATTGCCTTCCTATTGTTTTTTGTGTTCTTTAAAAATTCACCGCTCTTTGTATTTCTTGGCTTTAGTCTTTTTTGACCAATCCATTTGTCCATCTGATCAACTGGTATGCCCTTGCCTGGCTTTCTGCCGTCATTAACATAATTACCATAGTCCGCCATCTCAACAAAATATTTCCCTTGCACATAGACTGGCTTGATGCTATTTACTAATTGACCAGATGCGGTATGGTTAGCTCTAATTGATTTTATACTAATATTTTTAGGTCTCCCATTTTTCCATTCAGCTCTGTAAGTTTTTCTTAACACTTTAGCCCCCAAATTGATTTTCATTTGGTTAGCCTGGAATGTTACAATTTCCCTTAAAACTTTATTGGTATTAACAGTATCCATCAGTTACAATTGGGTTTGCCACATCTATATTTAATGTGATTGTATATCCAGCTATTACATCATCGTATGTCTCCTCAAATGCAGTTAATTGAATAGGCTTTTGAATCTCCAGAGCATTGTAGTAAAGCTCTTCATATTTGCGACAAGCGATTGCAAAGTCAACATATAATTGCTGAAGCACCATTGCATAGTTGTTATTCTCTGTATATCCAATTTCTGAATAAAGCGTTTCTTGGTTTAAGCCTTGGTTTTCGGTTGTGATAGTATTTACACGATCAGCAATCATAATGTTTACCTGGACGGTTGCCATAACCTCATCAAGACTAACTTGGCTTACATTAGTGTGCATATAAGGATAAACCAACATTGAACGCATATTCATTTCGGTAATATTACCGTGGGAATATCTTGCACCCATTTCGTTTGCCACATCCTTACAGAACGCTAAAGCCGTGCCAATATGATTTTTATCTTTTTGCATTTGTTTTATTTAATTCTGATTTTTGAACTTCTTGAAGATCGAGTACATAACTTTGCCACAATAATGTCTTGTGTATAGGGAGGCATACCACAGCATCAGTTTTGAGTATGTCTCCGTTAGTAAGTCCGTAAACAAAGCCGTACCATCCCCATTTTTTACTGAACGCTGAAACTCCCGCATTTGCGAGTCCTTCGGATTCTCCTCCGCTAAAGACTTCAGAATATAGCTCACTAAGTCGCTTCCTAAATTGCAAAAAAAAAGCATCGCACCTTTTACATATGCCATTGGAATTTCTTGAAAATCCTCGTTTATTTTACCATTGTAAGCTTCAATTGTATAATGTTTGCCATCATCTTGTTTGATTGGCCTATACAAAACCGACATTATCTTGTATAGATTGTCCCTTTCTTTTTGGTAATTGTCTATGTCAATAAATTCAGCCGTTGTTATCTCATCAAGATTTGGAATAAATCCGTATTTAATCCCATTAAGCTCAAATGTCCTTATCAAACCAGGATCATCTGTTAAAGCTTCTTTAATATTATTTAGGATTTCCTCAAGTGTCTTATAAGGAATCTTTTTTATTTCGTGCGTGTTAATCTCGCAGAAAATGGAAATGGTTTGTATTGCTCTATCAAAGTCGCTCAATGTCTCTGGGAGCTTTTCAAACTCCAAGTATTGATGCAACTTAATATCCTTTAAACTTGTTGGTACAATTAGGCTTCTCTCCATATGGGAATAAAACCCAAAAAAGCCGATTTGTTACGAAAAAAGGGGCTTTAATGCCCCCTTAAAAGATTGAATGGTCTCCGAAACTATCTGTGTCGACATACTTATTGAATAGGTCAACTATTTTATTGTGGGCATCAATTATAACTCTATGGGCATTCCCAGTGCCGTAGTAAATATCTTCCTTTAATGTCTCAAGGATATATACGGCCTCTTCTCTGATTTTTTCGTCGCAGTCATTAAAGTGGCTTTCAACAAATTCCTCAAGTTCGTAAAGGTCGTGTGATGGGCAATTATCTTCGTTTAGGTTCATAAGCGTTCTATAATAGCGATTAAAGTGCCAAGTGCCAATGCCGTAATCATAATGGCATTAAATAGGTGCAATGCGATGTTTTTTAATAGGTTTTTCATATTACTGTAATTGATTGGATTTTCTCTGCAAAGGTTTTGGTTGATTCATCCATTGCGTGAACCATCCAAGATTCTAAAAAGTTATTGTAGGCTTTTTTAGTCATATTTGATGCCTCAATGATAAATTCAAAAGACTTAGTTGGATGCATCATAAAAGTGATGGTGTCATTCTCGCACACATAAGTGTAAACGCTTTGATTGTCTTTTTTAGTTTCGTTTGTTAATGCAAATTGTTTCATATCTTTTCTTAATTGTATGGTACAAAGATACAGTTGTATTTTGAATTTACAATACAAATAATGATATTTTTTGTAACTATTTGATTTTTAGGCTAATAATTTTTATCTGATTGAATATTTGCCGTAGTTAGGACGGTTAAATGAATTGAATATAGCATACCTGGAGGCATCAATGCCGTGGTTAAAAGCATCAACTGGCCTATTCGTTGCCTTGCCGTCTTTGTCCTGAATATATTTATAGTTTCTGAACTCCTTAATAAGATTGGTTGATCGTGTGGTAATGTGTATCTTATACCTTCGCATCATATCAATGCCAATATTAATTGAATCTGGGCCTTTAGCCGTTGGCTTTACATTAAACCCATAGGAATGAATCTCATTTATTGATTTCGGTTCGCTTGAATCAGCAAATATATTTACTCGCCTATCTATATTAAGCGACCTCATCACATCCACAATATCTTTGTTTGTCATACCGTTCTGATATATATGCTCATCAAGGTATATCTTATCATCATAAAGGTAAACAGAAACCAATGCCGTAGGATCTTGAGTATACCCAAAGTCTAAACCATAAGCAATGAACCGAGCTTCTTGTGGGATGTTTCCAATCTCCTCATAATTAAATACCAATAGTTTAGATTGGGCCTTTTGGCCAAGTCCATAAATCCTCCAGTATGTTTCATCAACTTCCTTAAGCCGTTCAATCTCTGCCACCAGGTTAGCATCAAGGAATGGATTATCTTTGTAAGTGGTAACAAAAAACTCGGCATCGGGCCTTGGGATGATATTATCATAAAGCCAATGATACTCTTCGGATGGATTAAAGTCAATTATTACCTTGTCAGTTGTTCTTATGTTTAATTGGAAGAAATCTTCCCATTTAAGCTCGTTGCCTTCATTGACAAATAGTAAGTGCCTTTTGCGACCACGAATCTTTTGTGGCTCATCCAAACTGACAAACTCAATTACATTGGAATTTAGATGATATTCGTTTACAGATTTGTAGTGATCCTCCTCATTGTACAAATCATATTTGCGTAATAACTCAAAAAAGTCCCTCATCACTGATCCTCGCAAAGCTGGACCGTGCTTTCTTACTATTGATATTATTTTGTTCTGATTGGATAAGCAATACTTGAATATAATCCAAATAAGGATATTATAAGTCTTCCCAGAACGAGTACCCCCTTGCTCGACTGTAAAACGCTTTGTGCTTTGCTCTAAATGGACAAATACACAATTACTCTTCAAGTTTATTGATGACCTCAATGTTTATGTCTAATGCTTTGCCATTCATTCCCGTAATCTCCTTGCGTTCAATATAGCCTCTGTCCTTACCTTTAGTTTTAAGCATAAAGATAATAGCCGTTGGATTGCCATCTCTGATAAGCTCATATAGTTTTGATTCAGTAAAATCTAAAACAAGGTTTTGAATCTCTTGAACTTTATCTGCAAACTCTGGATCATCACGCATCCATTTATATGGAGTTGTTCTATCCATATTCAACTTTTTAGTTGCCTGGCTTATTATTCCAAGATGCTTTTCTAAAACTTCAAGAAAGGCTTCCTTTTTAGATTGTAGATTATGTTGAATATTCATTTTAGCTTTATGGTTAATTCAATCCAATAAATAAGGAATGACAAGTTGATTATTACTTCGTTTTCCTCATAGTCTAATATCAATGACGGCCATATATAAATACAAGTATACCACTTGCCTGATTTAATCTTCATAAGTTTCTTTGTAGTATTGTTCAAATCCTTTTCCTCCTTCTTCCATTGATTCTTGTCCAGCTTTGAATATTCTAAACGCTTCAAACTTTTCAATTTTAATTTTAATAGGTGTAAGTTTAGCCATACACAAATCACGATTTAATATACTTGTATGGAATGTATTCATCATTTTAATAACATCTTCGTGTGTATATATGACATTAGATTTATCGGAATTTCCGATTTTTCTTTCAATTTTTGTTTTCATTTGTTGTTTTTTCATAACTCTTTTATTTTTTGTTCATACCATTGCGCTTTCTTTAAATCTTGGTCAATAGGTTGGTTTGGTTTATTGCCTAAACGCATACGATATTTAAAAGCACACATTTGACAGTGTAACTTAAAAGCTTCCTTCCCCCATATGTCAACCATCATTTCCCAGACTTCTTTGTTTAGTGTTTTATAGTGCTCTGGGTTAATGTAGTCATATACCTCGCCTTGTTCTCTGTCTTGATGAAATGTAGCCATTCTGAAAATTTGATTGGGTTAATGTTTTTCTCTTGGAGATAGTCCAAGGTTCTTGTGGTTAGTGGTGTTAATTTTTTCATATTGATTTCTTTTTGACTTTCATATTATCTAATAGTGCAAAATTTATATTAGGCGTCCTTGCAAGATCATCATTTTGATCAATCCCAACCCCGATGGGGACCGCCTCTTTTGACGGGTATACTTTTACACTTTTTAAATTGTATTTTTCTATTAATTCATCCTGGCGGCCACCATAACTTGCAGTTAATACAAGATTTTCTGGAATTTCATTTATTCTATTTATCCAATAACCAATAGACTTTGTATAGGCCCAAAATTCAATACCTGGGTTTTCTTTTGCTATATCAATCCATAGGTCAAAATATGCTTGGTTAAAAAAATCCCCAGCAGCGTGTATCCTTACAGCTTTACAGTCTTTTGGCAAATCTGGTTTTATATTATTTTTAACAAGTTCAAAGTTTTTCCATCTGTGCTCCCTAACCGCTGGGAACCTTTCTGGACTTGCGGCGTAACATCTATACTGTCCTTTTTTAATATCAAATTTGCCAGTCAATCGATCAACAGACACTTTACATTCTAAAGCAAACGGGCAAGTTGTACCAGTGGGCAAATTCCATTCATATACCGTATCTCGGTAATATTTTTTATTTTTTATAAATTTTCCTTTCATATCAGTGCAAATATAGTATTTTAATTTTACAATTTCAAATCTTACCTATATCCATTCGAAGCTTATGTATCTTTTTTAGGTCTTCTTTGCAATCTGTTATATCACCGTACTCAATATGGCAAGGCCTACACAATGCCATCAGATTAAATATATTATCCTTTGATGTTCTCCCGCCCATTCCCCTGGCTTCAATATGGTGGATGTCAGTTGCTCTGGCCTCACAGACTTCGCAAGGAATGAAGTCGCTTGTGTCATAGCCAAAATAGTCCATATAAATTTTTGTGTGGTTTCTCATTTTTTATTTATATTTGCATCATTCTTATGCGGGGTTAGTGTAGTGGTAACACGCTCAGCCTCCAGTTGAGAATCGGCGTTCGATTCGACCACCCCGCTCAACTTTTTTGGGTAAGGTTTGTGTTTTAACTTATATTCCATAGTTAACTTTTTATCTAATGGATACACATATTTTCTTTTGCCTGCCAACTTTCTTTTAATATTTCCTTTTCCATGCCTTGAATGAACCCATTTACCATTACAAAAATACTCATTACCACTTGACTCAGATTCTCCCAAATAAATCCAATTGGTAGCCTGGTATATTGTTCCATAATGATCTTGTCCTTTATCTGAGTACGAAATTAACATTTTAACCGATGGACAATCTTTTTTTATTAACCTCATAGAAATTCCCAAGGCCTTTGATGTTATCTTTTGTTTTGAGTTTAATGCAACCCGTCTTAATTCTAATATCTCACCGTTTCTTAAATTCAATTGTTTACCAATTGTTGGTGTTGCTGGATACCCATATACAATTACACCACAAAATTCACCATCATCATTGAATACCGCATAAGACATATTTGCCCCCATTGGAATCCTTTTTGCATAATGAAAATTCAAACACGCGAATTTAACCGCCTTGTATGATGCCTTTTCTAATCTCATATTTCACCCGCGGAAACTGAAAAAAATGCCTTTGGGTATTTTCTGTCAATCAATTCTTGTATATCAATTTCAGCCTTTTGCAATTGTTCTGGACTTTCAAATGTAATTTTTAATGTCGCAGGTTTATTTTTGGGTTCATCAATTAAATCATCAATTTCAAGCTCTTCTTGAGTTGTAAAGTCTGTTGGTAAATCCATCCCCCAATCTTCAAGCAAAGGCAAATCCCATTCGTTTGCAATCATATCCCAATCCCACTGGCCATACCCAAGATTATCTTTAATTAAAAATTCCTTTTGCTGGTCTTCGCTTAATTCATCCGCTATAATAATAGGCACTTCTTTGTATTTCAATTCCTTTAATGCCTTTAGTCTCATATTGCCCCCAAGGACAACCATATCCGAATTAACCACAATAGGCCTATACTCAAGCATCTGTGGTAAATCCTGTATTGATTTTAAAAGCTTTTGATACTTATCCTTGTTTAGCTTACGAGGATTGTTTGGGTTCTCTTTGATTTCCTTGATCGAAATAAGTTTGATTTTTGATTTCATTATAATAATTTTTTAAAAGTTCTGCCTCTTGTCTATTTTCAAATTGACCAACTATAAGACCATCGTGCCAAACACGAAAGTATTTCTTTGGATCAGGATTAAGGTCATATAAATAACTGATGCTAATTGATGCCATACTCCTTATGTATAATTAAAAGGTCATTGATCATATCTTGCCAGGCTTTAGGGTTACAAGTGCAAGGTCTGTAAAACTTCCTTGATTGAAAAACACGATTCCATATAGTCGCAATCTCGTCACCTTCTTGCTTAGTCAAGGTTGTATTGTT